TGACATACACCCAATTTTTACAGGATTTTATTTTAGAAATAACGCCCAATGAAACATTGTATTTCTCAGACAATTCAGCTGCTGCCGTTCCGTTTACCAGTTGCTCCTTTATATTTTCCACATCTTTTTCTGTCAGGGTGGAATTTAATCCTCTGTTTTTAATCCTTAAGCTTTCTATGTGCTCCTTGCTTAATTTCTTTCCGAACATAGGATTATTTTTTCCTCTTTTTGCTTCTCTAGTTTTTTCGGACACAACTTTATTTTTATTTCCTCCCGATTCGAGATTGTAGCCGATATGGCTATCCATTGTTTCAAGTTGTCCGATCCATTTCTTTTCTTTACAATTAAGTTCTTCTAAAGGGCATTTTTCTAAGATTATAAAAGAAAATGAGTTTTCTCCATCTTTGTTGTATGCCCTTTGAAGATATTTATTGTGATGCGTTCCCTTTCTAAGTTCTCTTATATGATCATTCTTCCTTCTCTCCAGATTGTTTGTTTGACCGATATAAGCCTTCCCGCTTTTTTTATTAAATATTGCATATATTCCACTATTCACACCACTTCACCTCAGTAATATTATACACTATTTAGTCTAATATAGCAATATCAAAGTTTTAGTGTTCACCGTTTTTGACCGATTTTCATTATACTGTTACCAGTATACGGGACAAAATCTATCCGTTATGGCAATGTTGCAATTCAAACTATCTTGTGCATCCGGATTCGCCGCCAAAGCCCTTATATAAAACATACCATCTGTTAATGTGCTTTCCATGCTGTGTTCGTTGTTGTTATCAATCACTTTGACGGCTCCACCATCTTTAGCGTTTTCCCCCATCCTGTTTACGTTGTATTTCAAAAAATTAAAGCTTTCTAAGGACTGCATAAGAGCCGCAGACGCAATATAGCATTTACTTCCACTTTTACGATAAAGCAGGGACAAAGACCATGCTAGTGCAGCGGCTAGTCCCGTTTTTCCGTTCTTTCTTGGAACATATATCAGTGCTTCGTGATATTTTACAATATTAGTTCCCGAAAGTTTGAACCCTACAAGATTATAAATAATAAATTTCTGGTAAGGTTCCAGTAAAAATGGCGTTCCTCTTAGCGGTGTTCCGTCCAGTTTTTCTCCCTGCTGATGACAAATTGTTTTTTCGATGATCTGTATGCAAAACTCAGGATCCTTGTGATCCATCCAGTAATCGGGATTTTCTAAATCACGGAAGAATCGATCAACAGCCTGTTTCAATTCCACACAGGCAATTTTCTTACCATCCCGAATACTTTCTGCATATTCCAAGACGGCCGGCCAATTTTTATGTTTCGATTTCGGCAAGGGCAGCCGCCAGTCCTTTCTTTTTCATATCTTTCTTCGCTCCTTCTCCCGTGATTTTTTTATAGCTG